GCTGACCGTGAACCAGGCCGCGGCGCTGGATGCCAAAAACTGCAACGTCTTTGTCTACTACCAGAACGACGCGGCCATTCTGCAGCAGGGCGTGATGGCCAACGGCGACTTCTTTGATGAGCGCCACGGGCTGGACTGGCTACAGAACTATGTCCAGACCAACCTGTTCAACATGCTCTATACCAGCACCAGCAAAGTACCCCAGACCGATGCGGGCGTAACGCGCCTGCTCGCCAACGTGGAACAGTCGATGGATCAGGCGGTGACCAACGGTCTGGTCGCTCCGGGCATCTGGAGCGGTGGCCCGGTCGGCCAGTTAGCATCCGGGGAGACGCTGACCAAAGGCTATTACGTATACGCCCAGCCGCTGGCTGAGCAGGCCCAGGCCGATCGCGAGGCGCGCAAAGCGCCACTCATTCAGGTTGCGTGCAAACTGGCGGGTGCCGTGCACTACGCCGATGTGCAAATTAACGTTGTTCGATAAGGAAAAATTCAATGGCTACTTACTCTTTTATGGATGTTACCGCCTCTCTCGTTGGGCCTACCGGCGAAATCGATTTTGGCTACGGCTCGGCTAACGCCGACGAGGGGATCGTCGTGTCGATGGGTGAATCAAAAAACACCATGACCGTAGGTCTGGATGGTGAAGTGATGCACAGCCTGCACGCCAATAAGAGCGGCACCATTGCCGTCAGCCTGCTGAAAACCTCCCCGGTCAATAGAAAGCTGTCGCTGATGTATAACGCCCAAAGCCTCTCCACCGCGGCCTGGGGCAAAAACGTCATCGTGATCCGCAACAAGGCCAGCGGCGAAACGGTGACGGCTCGCAGCGTGGCGTTTTCGAAACAGCCGGACGTCTCCAATGCCAAAGATATTGGCGTGGTGAAGTGGGAATTTAACTGCGGCAAAATTGATCAGCTGCTAGGGGAGTTTTAATCCATGGAGTTTGAAATCAAAGGCCACGCGTATCGCGTAGCAAAACTCAGCGTCTTCGATCAGCTAAAGGTTACCCGCAAACTGCTGCCGGTGCTGGCTGGCATGATGGCGGACGTGGGCAGCCTGCGCGCGCTGCTGCCCGCTGAAGGAAAAATAGATGGTGCGCAACTGGATGCGCTGGCACCGGTTTTTGAAAAGGTGCTGCCGCGCCTTGCCGATGAACTCTCCTCGCTGAGCGAAGAGGATACCAGTGCCATTATCCACCCCTGTCTTGGCGTCGTTGCGCGCCAGAACGGCAAGGGCTGGACGGCGGTGTTTACCGGTGGCGAGCTGATGTTTGACGATATCGACCTCTTCACCCTGCTCCAGCTGGTGGCGCGGGTGGTCGCCGACTCGCTGGGAAATTTTTTGCCCGCACTCCCTACCAGCGCGACGCCGGACCTGCATCAAGCCTGACGCTCAATAGCCTGCCGGATGGGCTTTCATACCTTCTTGACCCGGTTGACGCCGGGTTAATCCCCTACAGCGCGTTGAAAGACGGATCGATCGATCTGTGTGACGTCGCGCTGATGAATGACCATCTGGCCGTCAAAGCGGATAACCACTATCGCATTGAGAAATGGAGGGAGAGTAATGAATCCTAATATGATTGTGGCACTCCTTGGCTCTCTTGGCGTGCCGTCCGGGGAGGGCGGCGGGCAAAACCTGGGCGCCATGCTGGCCGGGGCGGCAGAGGGTGCGCTTAAGCTGGGGCTGGCGGTAAAAGACGCTGCGCTATCCCTCTATGATTTTACGCTCACTACCGCGACCGGGCTGGATAATCTCTATGCCCTTTCCCGGCGCACGGGGGCGAGCGTAGAGGGGATCGAATCCATCGGCTATGGAATATCGCAGGTGGGGGGCAACGTTGATGACGCCCGCGGCTCGCTTGAGAACCTGTCACGCTTTGTGCAGCAGGCGCCTGGCGCAGAGCATTTTCTCAACCAGCTGGATATTCAGGTGCGCGATGCGTCCGGTCACCCACGGGATACGGCTGTTATCTTTACCGAAGTAGGCCAGAAGCTCAGCGCGATGCCGCTGCCTCTCGCCAGCCAGAACGCAAAAACGTTGGGTATCAGGGATGATACCCTGGCGGCGATGCGCGGCGGAGCAGGCAATTTCTCAGCGCAGCATAGCGTTATGGCGAAGACCATCGGCTTTGACGCTGATGAAGCGGCTACAGATGCTAACCGGTTTATGACCTCCCTACGGGAAGTCAGCGTCGTGGTTGACATGGTGCAGGAGAAAATCGGCTCTCGCCTTGCCGGGGGGATGGCAGGCTGGCTCGACACCCTGAGCCACTTCATTCTCGATAATTATCCGCGCATTGAGCAGGCGCTGCTCGGGATTGTCGACGGGATCGTGGCGCTGGGCGATACCCTCATACCGCTGTTTCTGGGGATCCTCGAAAGTGCGTTAGATCTTGCGGAGTGGTGGGGGGCGCTTGATGGGCAGACCCAGGATCTCATCACGCTGCTGGGCGGGCTGGCCCTCGCTCTCGGCGGGCTGAACAGCGCGTTTCTGCTGTCGCCTATCGGGCTTATCCTCGCCCTGGCGGCGGCCATTGCGCTGCTGTGGGACGACTATAAAAAATGGGCCGAGGGCGGTCAGAGCTTTATCAACTGGGGTGAATGGCAGCCCGTAATTGATAATGCGATAGCGCTTATCAGCGATTTTAAAACCGCCATCAGCAGTCTCGTACACGCCGTCGCCGGGCTGCTTAACATTGATCTGGGCACGTGGTCGCTGAAATGGGACTTCAGCAATGCGATTGCGCAGCTGGGTGAGTTCAACAAGATGCTTAACATGCTCGCCGAACTGCTGAAAGCCGTGGGTGAAAACCGCTGGTCCGACGCCGTCGACATCGGTAAGAGCCTGTTTAAGCAGGGCAACGATAAGCCTGATGCGCTGCCTGGGGTCACAAAGAGTGCGAACGAATTTGCTGATTGGATGAAAGAGCATTGGCACGTTGATCCTCGAAACGTCGGTAAATATCTCAAAAATCCATTTTGGGGTGACACTGTCAACGTGCTCCACCCGGAGAATAGCCAGAGTATCTACTCCCGCGATTTCATTGAGCGGGAGCGAGCCACAACCGTCGCGACGAACGTTGCCGGGCCGCAGCTTGATCAGCACAACAGCTACTACATCTATGGCAACAACGCGCAGCAGATCGGGGCCGAGGTGGAGCTTCACCAGAACGCCGCCAACACCCAGTTTATGCGCGTCAACCAGGTAAAGGTGGGCTAATGGATTATCTTTCAACGCTGTTTCATCAGCATACGCGGCAAATCGGCGTGATGATCCCCAGCGTCGTCACCTCTGAAACTCACACCGATACGCTGACCATTACCGAGCATCCCATTGAGGATGGCGCGGTGATTGCCGATCACGCCTACAAAAAACCGGCAGAGCTGACGATGAATGTCGGTTTTGCCGGCGGCGGCACGCTGCTGGACTTTGCCGGCAGCCTTACTGCCACCCGTCTGCTGGGACTAAGCCCACAGGAGACCTACCAGCAGCTGCTGGATCTGCAGGCAAGTCGAATACCTTTCAACGTCACCACCGGAAAACGGCAGTATAAAAATATGCTGATCGCCACGCTGAAGGTGACCACGGATAACGCGAGCGAAAACGTCCTCTTTGCTGACCTGACGCTGAAAGAGGTCATTCTCGTCCAGTCCAAAGAGGTCTACGTGGTAGATAAAAGTGAGATGAAGACGGGCGTTAACACCGCTGAGGTGCGCAATACCGGTACCAAAACCACGAAACCGGCAGGCAGCATCGCGTTAGCGTCGGGAGGGCAACGATGACAATTGAAGAGATCCCGCTTACCGCAGATAACCAGCAGTTCAGCATCACCCTTGCCGGTACGACCTGGCAGGTGCGTATCCTCTGGCGGGGCAGCTGCTGGGTGATGGATCTGCAGGATGAGAGGGGGGAAGCGTTAGTTTCCGGCCTGCCTTTGGTCACTGGGGTGGATTTGCTGGCGCAGTATGCCTGGCTGCAGCCCGGCATTAAGCTGATCGTCGTCTGCGATGCCAACGGTCAGGACTATCCCACGCAAACCGATCTGGGCAGCAGCAGTCACCTGGTGGTTATCACGGAGTAAGCAGCATGGCACAGAACTGGATGCGTCACTTCGAACTGCAGCTCAAGGACGACAAAGGGAAGTGGATCGATTTTAGCGAATTTAAAGTTTCTTTCACCATTCGCTGGTACAACAGCAGCAGCAGCCCGTCCCGGACGGCAGAAGTTAAAATTTATAATCTTAAAGCGGAAACGGTAAACCGGATCGCCAGGAGGGAGTTTACTTACCTTCGGCTTGTTGCGGGGTATGACGGCATCGCCCCGGACGTAGCGGCCAGCAGCGTGGGCAAAGTGTGTGAGGTTGATCCAACAGTGGTCGGGCAGAGCGACGGGCGCAACTACGGTATGATCTTTAGCGGTCAAATCGACTCAACGCAGACCGGAAGAGAGGAGAATAAGCTCGCTACCTGGGTGCAGATTAAGGCAGCGGACAGTATCAAAGCGCTTATTACCACCACCACCGCACAGACACTGTCAGCGGGCTACACCCTTGCAGATTATAACCGCCTACTCATGAAGGATTTTTCCATCGAGGGCATTACGGAGGGGCTGACGCCAAAAATGCCCGGTACGGTCTATCCGCGTGGCCGGGTGCTGTTTGGCATGACCCGGCATCTGATGGATAACCTGGCCGCCCAGTGCAACGCCACCTGGCAGTTCGTGGATGGCAAGCGGCAGATGGTTGCCGATCGTGACTACGTGCATGAGGCTATCCTGCTGAGCAGCGCTACCGGGCTGATTGGCTCCCCGACGGCGATTGATGACGGCATAAAGGTGAAGGCGCTGATTAACCCTAATATCCGCCTGTTAGGATTGGTGCAGCTTGACCAGCACATAATTTATCCGCCTGTGTCGAATGGCGTCTATAGCGTGCGCGAGATTATCTATACCGGCGACACCCGTGGCCAGCAGTGGTACATGGAGATGGTCTGCAGACCGCCTGGCGTAGAGGATCCGTCCCCGAACAAGACGCCGCAAGGTAGCGCTTACCTGATGATAAACAGCCCGCCGCCCGGCGGGTTTTTGCTTTCTGGAGTTTATCCTATGTCCATATCAGATCAGACCCGCAGCGGCGACCTCTCCGACGCCTTTAAATCCGAGCGGGAGAGCATCAAAAACCAGCTCCGCGTCGCCATGCCGGGCATTATTCAATCTTTCAATCCTGACGCCGTCACCGCGGTAGTGCAGCCAGCCATTCGCTATGTGCATATTGATATCGACGGCAGGCGGACAACGCAAAACTACCCTCTGCTGGTGGACGTACCGGTGGCGTTTCCCCGCGGTGGCGGCTGCACCTTGACCTTTCCGGTCAGGCCCGGCGACGAGTGCGAGCTGATTTTTAACGATCGCTGCATCGATTTCTGGTGGCAGAGCGGCGGCGTACAGGAGCCGGTAGACGATCGCATGCACGATCTTTCCGATGCGATCTGCTTTGTTGGCCCGATGTCGCAGGCGCAAAAGATCGGCAATATCAGCACCCGCGCTGCACAGCTACGCACCGACGATGGCGCGGCGTTCGTCGAGGTGGCAGCCGGCCATGACATCACCCTTACCACGCCTGGGAAACTTACCGCTACCGCGCAGGGGGGCACCATCGTGACCTCACCGACGATCACCCTTAACGGCAACGTCACCATCAACGGCAGCCTGTCGCAGGGAATGGGAGCTGCGGGCGGTACGGCAACGCTGCTGGGCCCCGTCACGGTATCTAACGATGTGAAGGCGGGAGGGAAAAGCCTGATGACGCACACCCACAGCGGGGTGCAGACCGGCGGCGGCAACACGGGAGGACCCAACTAATGCAGTACCGACAGGAAAATAGTGACGGCGACTACACCTTCGGCAGCGGTGATGACACCTGGCTCGTCAATTCACCGGAGGCGGTGGCGCAGGCGGT